ATCAGAAGGCAAACGACCTGAGCAATATATTATTAAAGATATAAATTTAAACTTTAAAGAAATGGTTGCTACGTCTCCGCATATTACTAATGGCAATATTAGTAGTCCCGGTGCTAGTTACCAAACCGGTGGTGCAAGAGGAATGACCGGCGGTGTTAATGTACCTGCTGGATCACGTTTTACAATTGAAGAAGGCGAAGTTGCTGTTGATGCACAACATGTGGTACACCTTTCATTAAGTGAAGGCTTAGACAACAACTATCCATTTGGTAACAGTTTATTAGAAACAATATTTAAAGTATTCAAACAAAAAGAATTACTTGAAGATGCAATTATCATCTATCGAGTACAACGTGCGCCAGAGCGCAGAGTATTCTACGTTGATGTGGGCAACATGCCTTCACACCTTGCTATGCAGTTTGTGGAGCGTGTTAAAACGGAAATACATCAAAGACGTATCCCATCGGCGACAGGAGGCGGCACTAACGTCATAGACAGTTCTTATAATCCTCTGTCAATTAACGAAGACTACTTCTTCCCACAAACAGCTGAAGGTCGTGGTTCAAAGGTTGAAACACTACCGGGCGGCACTAACTTAGGCGAAATTGATGACCTTAGATATTTTACTAATAAGCTCGTACGCGGCTTACGAATTCCTTCCAGCTATTTGCCTACGGGCGCTGATGATGGAGCAAGCTCTTACAACGATGGACGAGTTGGAACTGCTTACATACAAGAATTAAGATTTAATACATATTGTGAACGACTACAAGGATTAATTGTAGAAGAGTTTAATCAAGAGTTTAAACGTTACTTGCTTGAAAAAGGTGTAAACATTGATACAGCAATGTTTGATTTATCTTTTGAACCACCACAAAACTTTGCAAGTTATCGTCAAGCAGAACTTGATAACAGCAGAGTACCAACTTATACACAAATGAGTGCTATACCTTATATTTCAAATCGTTTTGCAATGAAACGTTTCTTAGGAATGAGTGCTGAAGAAATTGCAGAAAACGAAAGATTGTGGCGTGAAGAAAATGACGAAACACTAGGAGCACCAGCCGAAGATGCAAGTGCAGAAATGCGCGGAGCAGGTATTAGTTCAGCAGGTATTAGTTCAGATATTGACGGTGCAGAAGATGCACTAGCAGGAGAAGAAACTCCTGAAATAGGTGCTGAAGCAACTCCACCCGAAACAGCAACAGGCGGTGATACAGGAGCAGGCGCAGCAGCACCGGCAACTGATCAAACGATATAAATACTATTATGATACTACGTGAATTATTTTATTTTGATAAAGAAACAGTTGAACCTACTGAAGACAACAGGTACGATCCAAAGTACGATGACTCAGTAGTAAATTTTGACGACACTCGAAAAACAAGACTTACCCTAAGCCAAATAAACCGTGCAAGGAAAGCAAGCGAGCTACATACAGAAGAGAAGGCCGATGAATTGGACTTTGTAAGACAGATGTATGGAATAGCAGCGCAAGCGGCCGCTGCCGGTGTTTAATGGCAAAAATAGATAAGAGCAAATACACAAAACAAGAATGGTTAGTTATACGTGAACAAAGACGTGTATCTAAAATGCTTCAAAAAGCTAAAAAGCAAAAAGAAACTTCACCCCTAACAAATAAAGTTACAAACAAATCTACAGCATTTGTTTTAGGCAACGGTACAAGTCGTGCTAATATTGATCCTTCTACTTTAAGACCATTTGGAAACATATACGGCTGTAATGCATTGTATAGAACATTTAATCCTGATTATCTTGTTGCAGTTGACACTAAAATGATATTAGAAATTAATAAAGCTGGATATCAAAACCATAACGAAGTTTGGACTAACCCAAACAAAGTTTATCATCGAATGGCTAACTTTAACTATTTTAGTCCTTCAAAAGGTTGGAGTAGCGGTCCTACAGCATTATGGTTAGCAACACAACACGGATACGAACACATATACATTTTAGGCTTTGATTACCAAGGTTTAGATTCTGGTAAAAAATTTAACAACTTATATGCTGATACTAAAAACTATAAAAAGTCTACAGAAGGAGCAACTTTCTACGGAAATTGGATGCGTCAAACCAAAAGTGTAGTGCAAGATTTTAAAGATATTAAATTTACACGGGTAATAGCACCAGATAATTATGTTCCAGAAGAACTAAATAAATTTAAGAACTTAGAACATATTAGTGTAGATATGTTCAAAAAAATCTACAATCTCGCGTAAACGGCTCGTTTTTAGCCTATTTCGCGGTACTTTTCCTGTTATAAAGTAAATACAATTGACAGCCTTACCATAGGTATAACTTTACAGGAGAGAAAAATGGCAAATCAAAATAAATTTGAAGAAATGCTTGAAAAGCTAGTCAATGAAGACAAAGCTGGAGCAGAAGAATTATTCCACGAAATAGTGGTAGAAAAATCAAGAGACATCTACGAAGGACTTTTAGAGTCTGAATTAGAAGTTGACGAAACTACAGACGAAGAAGTAGATGAAGCAACTGATGAAGAAGTAGATGAAGCATCAGACGAAGAAGTAGATGAAGCATCAGACGATGACAAAGAAGAAGCTACTAACGAAGACTTTAACTTAGACGAATTTGAAGTTGAAGGCGGCGATCCAGCAGATGATATGATGGATAAAATGGGCATGGACATGGACGGAGACGCAGAAGGCGGCGACATGGATATGGACATGGATGCAGATGCAGAAGAAGGTGATGGCGATGTAGAAGATCGTGTTGACGATCTAGAAGTTGCATTAGATGATCTTAAAGCAGAATTTGAAAAAATGATGGGTGACGACAACAGTGACGAAGGCGACATGGATATGGACGCTGACGGCGACGACGAAGCTGAAGAAGAATCAGTAGCGTTTGAAGCAACTGACGAAGAAGTTGACGAATCATCAGATGAAGAAGTTGAAGAAGCAGCAGACGAAGAAACTGACGAATCAACTAAATCAGAAGCAGAAACAATGCGTGAATATGTTGAAAAAGTAACAGCTAAAATGGGCGACAACGGTGCAAACACTAAGTCAACTGTAGCTGGTGCAAATAACATGGGCGGCACTGCTTCAAACTTGGTAGCAGGCGGCGAAGCTGATACAAAGGGAACAACAGGCGGACTTGCAGCACCTTCCGAAAAAGAAGATAATGCAGGAAATGTTAATGTACCCGGCGGTAAAGCAGCTAAGTCAAACAAAGCAATGCCAAAAGGCCACGGTGCTGAGAAAAAAGGCGCAGGCGACACAGCAGCTAATAAGAAACCTGTAATTGGCGGCTAAAACTAAGTTAAGGAACTTTTAAATGAAAAACTTACGAGAGCATTTGACATTCGATCAAGCACAAATAGTTGTTGAGAATGCCAACGAAGGAAAAGACTTGTATATGAAAGGTATTTGTATACAAGGCGGAGTACGCAACGCTAATCAGCGTGTGTATCCTGTAAATGAAATTGGCAGGGCTGTCAAAACTCTCAATGATCAAATTAGTGGCGGATATTCTGTGCTCGGAGAAGTTGATCATCCAGAAGGTCTTAACATAAACTTAGATCGAGTGAGTCATATGATCAGCGAATGCTGGATGGATGGCGCAAACGGTTATGGTAAATTAAAAATTCTACCAACTCCGATGGGACAACTAGTTAAAACAATGCTTGAAAGCGGCGTTAAATTAGGTGTTTCATCGCGAGGAAGTGGCAATGTATCAGAAGACGGCGGCAACGAAGTTTCTGATTTCGAAATAATCACTGTGGACGTTGTGGCTCAGCCTAGCGCCCCTGGTGCATATCCTACAGCAATTTATGAACATATGATGAATGCACGTGGAGGATACAAGGCATACGAACTTGCACAGGCAACAAGACACGACACAAAGGCACAAAAATACTTAAAAGAATCTCTGATTAATATAATCAGTAGACTCCAATAAAAGGAGAACAATAATGTTGGACGCACTTAAAACACTTTTTGAAAACGATGTAGTTTCCGAAGAAGTACGTGCAGAAATTGAAGGCGCTTGGGAAAGCAAAATCAAAGAGAACCGTCAGCAGGCAACTGCTGAGCTTCGCGAAGAATTTGCTAAGAAATATGAGCATGATAAATCAACTATGGTTGAAGCTATCGATGCTATGATCTCAGAGCGTTTAGCTGAAGAAATTGCTGAGTTTGCAGACGATCGCAAACAATTAGCCGAAGCTAAAGCAAAGTATGCTGTTAAAATGCGTGAAGACGCAAAATTAATGCAGAAATTTGTAATGGAATCGCTAAAATCAGAAGTTACTGAGCTACATGAAGATCAAAAAGCAATTGCTGATAAATTTAGCATGCTTGAGAACTTTATAGTTGATGCACTTGCAAAAGAAATTGCAGAGTTCCACGAAGACAAAAAAGATTTAGCTGAAACTAAGGTAAAACTTATAAAAGAAGCTAAAAACAAATTTGCCGAAGTCAAACAAGACTTCATCGCAAAAGGTGCAGCTAAAGTATCTACAATCGTTGAAAACACTTTAAAAGGTGAGATCAGCGCATTGAAAGAAGATATTGAAGAAGCACGTAAAAACGATTTCGGTCGTAAGATGTTTGAAGCATTTGCATCTGAGTACGCAACAAGTCATCTGAATGAAAATTCAGAAGTTGCAAAACTTATGAATGTAGTTGCAGTTAAAGACAAACAACTAGCTGAAGCAAAAGCATTTGCTGTAAAAGCAAAAGTATTAGCTGAGGCTAAGAGTACCGAAGTTAAGCGTATGGCACAAATAGCTGAACGCAAAGACACAATTGATGGTTTATTGGGCCCACTAAACAGAGCTCAAAAAGACATCATGTCAGATTTACTGGAATCAGTACAGACAAACAGACTACAATCTGCTTTTGACAAGTACCTACCATCTGTAATCGATGGTAACTCTCCAGCGAAGCAGAAGGCAGTAATTACAGAAGGCACAGAAATAACAGGCAATAAGAATACAACAACAAACGCTAGTTCACAAGCAGATGATAATGTCGTTGACATTAGACGTCTAGCTGGTTTATAATAAGGAGAAAACTATGTCAGAACTATTAGAAAGTCGCTGGCTGGACACAAAGAATGCACTTCTTGAAGGCCTAACAGGCACAAAGAAATCTGTAATGTCAGCAACACTGGAAAATACACGCAAGTATTTGTCAGAAACTGCGGGTGCAGGCGCAACAAGCGCAGGCAACGTAGCAACTCTTAACAGAGTAATTTTACCCGTTATCAGACGTGTAATGCCAACCGTTATCGCTAACGAACTAGTTGGTGTTCAGCCTATGACAGGTCCAGTGGGTCAAATCCACACATTGAGAGTACGTTATGCGGAAGCAATGAACGATACATCAGCAGGTAACACTGATACTACAGCAGGCGAAGAAGCATTAAGCCCATTCAAAATTGCTGAAGC